GAGCCCTTGTGGGCTCGCTGCGAGTTTTGCGACTCGTGCATTTCGCACCCTACTTCGTTACTAGTAGCATAGCTTATGGCACAGAATCGGATCCGTACACGTACGTTTCCTATCATAACTGGTACTCGTACCCTTTATGGTAGTGTTTCTACGTTTAATCGATCCGGTGGATCTGAATCATGCGCCGACACGGTAGGTAACCGTCACGGCGAAAATGCTCTTCAGATTACTAGAAATGTCACCTTCGGTGGAACCTTATCAGGTTTTGCTCAGGACAACTTTTCTGGTATATATTGCGTATGGAACAATCAGCCCATCGTAATAAACCCTTCTGTTAACCAACCTTCATCTTTCAAGATGAGTGCAGATACCGCAGGCCTTCGTGGCTATGCGTTAACTAACCCATCTCGTCATTCTATGAATGCAGTTGCATCCATAGTTGAGCTGAAGGACTTACCTCATATGCTCAGATTTGCTGGTCGTCTGCTTAAGGCAGGCAACTCTTTCGTGGATCTTGTTACTACAATGTTAAATACATTGGACGTAAAAGATTCTGCTTTTGCACACAGAGCCTTATCGGCATCTGGTCAAGAGCTGTTAAGAAAGAACAATCTCCTGCTTGAACAGCAGGGTGGATTGTCAGCGGCCAAAGCCCTTGCTTCTGCCAATTTGGCATGGCAATTCGGCTGGAAGCCTATATTATCTGACTTGGATAAGCTGGTCGGTTTTTCTGCGTCCGTTGATCGACGGTCCAGAGAAATTCGCTCACTCTATTCGGGTAAGGGCTTGAAGAAAACTATTGAACTTCAGAACGACAAGCAGTCCAACTCTGGATATGCTGCCGCAGATACCGTTGCTGGTTATCTGGAAGTTCCCTATGTTGTGAAAACACAAACTAGGATATGGGTGGTTTCCAAATGGAAGCCCAAATATAGTAGTTATCCTCCTCCATCACGCCAGGATATCATGCGCACCTTATTGGGTTTCGACCCACATGGTGTGCTGTCTGCTGGTTGGGAGTTGCTACCTTGGTCTTGGTTGGCTGGGTGGTGTTCGAACATTGATGATTATCTTCAATTATCGAACAACGCTATGAATGCTTCCGGCACCGTTGTCGTGATGCGTTCGCAGTCTCGCCAAGTCAAGTCGCCCGGCGGACGTTTGCTTATCATTGACAAGCCGACAGGTAAAGTCCTGATCGACAAGACAATGCAACCATACGTCTCTAAGGTCGAGAGTAAGTTTAGGCAGAACGGCTTTAATGCCGCTACTGCTTTCTCCGCTAGTATTCCCATTCTTGGGGATACACAGCTGTCAATCCTCGGAAGCATTGCTATGCTTCAGGGGCTAAAGACTTAACCCCTAGAGGATTTCCACTTCTTATGCTTGCCAACACTCTTACCCTTACCGTAGCAGGTGCTACGGGGTCCCCGTTTACGCTTACGCGTATTAACCAGGACAACTACGGATCCGAATATCGCTATGCGGATTCGTTGCAGTTGATCACCATGAAGATCCGTCAGTCGACGGATACTGTCAAGGGGCTGCCGGTTTTCCGGCATAATGCCACGATCGAGCATACTATCTTCGCCACCGTTACGGTGCCCGAAAAGTATGCTTCTGCTACCATCACTCTTCGTGATGGTCAGGGGTACGGCCCCACTACTCTTCTTGCGTTTTGGGTTGGGTTTAACACCCTCTTCCTTACGCTCGATGACGGCGTGGTCGTCGGAGACAACTAGTTTCTACCTTCCACTCGGGTTTATCCCGTTTGTTATTGTAGATCTAGCTACTCCATCAGCTGATTAGTCACCAGCTGTGAGTGTCTGGCTAGTATGAATGCAATATCAACCAACACCAAGGTGATGATATGAAAAGTGCATTACACGAAGTGGTGGGTCTATACGAGAAGATCTTCGAAGATCTTTCTCTTTGGCACCCATCCATCAAAGTAGAGCTGAGTCGCGATATCTCGCGCTTGCGTGAAGCAAGCCTCAGTTCAGGGTTACCGTTATTTACGATAACCCTACCCAATATGGTAAAGTACCTGCAAAGGTCACTTGACCAAGGGTTCCTCGTTGACGAGCATCCGCCCCTCCTTGGGGCTAAGAGCAAGTTAGATAAAAGACCAAAACTGTTTTACGGTTTATGGTCTGCTATCTTCGAGGCTGATGGAACGCTTAAGTCTGAGCCGGATATTTCAGCGGTCAAGTCTCTTAGGCAAGTTTTTCTTGCTGTTAAGAAGCTTAACATGAAATGTGAACAGCGCTATGTCGATAAGACAATTGCTGAGTTCATTGAGATCGAAAGATCTCTTCCCGCCTCGTGGGACGATACCTGGGATTGCGATAATCCTATTTGGTCTCGTCGTGATGGCCACCCCATTTGGGGCGCTATCGCTGTGGATTCAAGCCAAGCAAATTTGCCGTTTGACTCCACTCCCGTGTTTTCAACTGATGTCGACTTTCATTGGGCAGGATTCCGCGACTTTGTTGCGAGATTCTCTGCTCAATTGGGAGATCTACACCCGTTTGAAATAAGACCTAAGCATGGACCAGGCGCTGTGTCAGACAGGTCATCATACACAAAGTATGATGGCTTATTCTGGACACATCGCTTGGAAGCTGTATTCCCGTATGACTGGTTTGGGGCTCCATCTATGGAGCACCTGGATTATGTTCAATACAAGGAATACCCTTCGCGGCTTATAGCCGTGCCTAAAACGCAATCGGGTCCCAGGCTAATTGCTTGTGAACCTACGTGTCATCAATGGATCCAAGGTGGAATCCAAAGATGGCTCGAGAAGAAGATAGAATTAACTATTCTATCCCAATCGATTGACTTTAGGAGTCAGGATACTTCACGTAACCTGGCTTTGGAGAGTTCTCTTTCTGGTGATCTATGTACTGTCGACTTATCGTCGGCTAGTGATAGACTCACAACCAGGCTAGTTGAATACTGCTTTCAAGGAAACCGTAGTCTCCTTGATGCACTTCAGGCCTGCAGAACGAGATGTGTTGAAGTTTCTCCTAACGAGTTAATTCTCCTTAGGAAATTTTCGACACAGGGTAGTGCCTGCACTTTTCCAGTGCAGACCATCGTATATGCTCTTCTTTGCGTGTGGGCAATCGCCCTCACTCGAAGAACTTACGATTGGCACTCTCTCTCGGCTTTCGCACAACAGGTCCGAGTCTTTGGAGATGATATCATCATCCCCACTGACGCATACCCGGTGCTCACGGCTCTTTTGGAGACGTGTAAGCTGAAGGTAAATACATCCAAATCCTACGCTGGCGGTAAGTTCCGCGAGAGTTGTGGTATGGATGCTTATGACGGGATCGATGTGACCCCGGCATATTTCCGACAGCTGTATAGCCCAGCCCCCACCTCCTTAGAATCTGTAGTCGAGTGCTCCAATAACTTCTATAATCAAGGTTATTGGCGTACTGCGGACTACATTCTAAAGACAGTACCCATTCAAGAGCGTAAGAAGCTCTTGGTGAAGCACAGGAAGAGTGGGGCCTTTGGCCTCGTCTCGATATGTGGAGATGGTTACCATCTTCTTAAACAGAGATGGAATCATCACTACCACCGTATCGAGGCTCAAGCACTAGGTGTCTTTTCTAAGACACTTCGTAATAGAGGTCGAGGACATGGAGACTTGCTCCAGTTCTTCGTCGAAGAACCGGATTCCCTCCTCCCTTATCAGGGCGGGGAGATCTCCAGCGTCAAGGGTCGCAAATCCTTGACGTGGGTAGTCGTACCCTAAGAAAGTACGACAGAGGCCTATCCATTTCTTGGATAGCTCGTAGAGGGAC